CAATTACTGGGAGGTTTTCGTATGAAGGTTCTGGAACCATTGCATATGGACTTGTATACCCTATTCCAGGGACAGAAACACTAAATCCAGTGATTGTTCCCCCAGAACCGATGGTGGCATTCAGGACAGCACCTGTGCCAACTCCACTAATATCGGTAACACCTATTGAGATGTTGCTTCCATAATAACCAGATCCATAAACGATAGATCCTTCAAAGGTAACAGATGTGCCAATACCAACAGCATTTAGGGATAGATTGTTGATAAAGACGGAAGAAATTCCAATAGAATTAACAACAGTATCTGGTTGAATAATACCTTCAACTGCCTTTATTCTTTGTCCAACAGTTAATGCACCAGTTGCAATTCCAGTAAGAACATCTGTCGTAATTCCAATTGTTGCAGATAGGGATGCACCATCTATAAATGAAGTTGTAAATCCTACCGAAAGAATGGATCCACCAGTACCAACAACAATATCAATATGAGACGTTGGAACACCTACTAGTGGTGCATATCCCAATCCATTTGTTGATCCAAAAGCAACAATAACACCACCTCTTGGAAGTTGATTCTGATTCACATCGAATTGATTTAGTACAACATCACCACTTTCAGAAGTAATACCAGTAAATTCTATAAAGGATTGAGATGCATTTGCAGTGTAAAGATAATTATTTCCAGCGTTATTTGATGTTGTTGGTGTCTGGTAAATATCATTGATAAAGACTACCCCACTGCCAGTTTCAATACCAGTAGTGCTTATTCCCTGAACAGTAATTTCAAAAGTTTGTCCAATACCAGTGAATTGATCAGAAAGATCATCATATATAACATTCTTTGTATAATCTTTTCTGAGGTAGACTCTACCACCGAAGGCATCTCTTACTCCAACTAAGTTGTCTAGACCAATTTTTTCATTTGCATTTCCTTTTGGTGGATCTGTAAAATGAATTTTAGTTCCAGATATTGTGTATGCTCCTCTATAAACTCTTGCAATATCCCCATCACTATGGGTAGTTGCTGACGTTCCGACAGAACCACGGAAAACTTCGGCAAGTTTATAAGTTCCAAATCCAACAATTGGACCAGTAGATTCGGTCGCCAATCCAACATTAACAACTTTTACATATTCATCATTGATTAACATCAAATCTTTTGACCTGATGGTTGCAATACCTGTCAGTGAGATATATGTATTTGCCAAACCAACCGTACCAGATGGGTTACTATCTAATGCATATGCAATAGGTGTATACGTTAGAGGTTTTTGTACAACACCATTTAGAGATATGATGGTTTTTGTGTCACGTTGAACCATTTCAAGTTCGTGTGCATTACCAGTTCCAGTAGAAGTAAATGTGACGTAAATTCCAGCATTTGCATAATCTTTTCTTGTAGAAAGTTTGATGTTATCTTCATCAATCTTAATTGCATACACTCTTGATGGTAAGATGTCAGTTAAGATGCCAACAGAGTTTAGTGTCTCACCAATTCCAACAGAAGATGCCGATAGACCAGGGAAAGTAGATGTTGGGTTGTAGATTAACTCCTCACCAGTCTGGAAGAAGTGTGATTGAATGTTAATTAATCCAGTTTCATAGTTTACTTGTGAAGTGTTATATGGTGTAAATGATTTTTTGAAGATTGGAATTCCTTCATAAGTTGCGTCGAATGAAGATGTCTCTCTTCTTTCACCATTAATAGCATTGTATTGTGCATACCCAATACTCTGTGAAGATGTACCATATTCTAAATTCGGTGGCAGATTTAATAGATCAAAATCTCTATAAATTGTTTGATTGAAACTTTGAATTTGTAATTGCTCACCAACCACAGATGCATCTGGATAGAATTTCATAATGACTTGTGTACCATCAACATCTGAACCAAAGGTTCCAATACCAGAGGTGCTTCCGATTGAAAGGAATGGATATTGAAGGGTATATGATTCTGTGGCATTATTAACCATCATCACTTGATGCAATGCACTAGTAGATCCGTAAGAAACTCTTACTATTGATTTTGTCGAAGCATCCAACGATATGTTTGTCTCTATAATGTTTGTGGAGATTCCAGAAGACACTGTGTATAGAGATTCATATCTAGCAGATCTTTCAGTTCCATCTAGTTGTAGTGGATCTTTAAATCTATATGTTCCAATACCAACGGATGTTAGTCCAAAACCAACTACACTTGTTTGAACTAAATGTCCATGACTATCTTCATTAGTATATTTGACGATAAGGTTTCCAGACTCAATTGAAGCATCAAAAGATCCAGGAAGTGAAGACGATATGCCACTGTTAGTGTCAACAGAAAATTCTGTGATGTATGTATCAGTGGAATCGTGATCTACATAAACTTCTGCGTAGTGTAGTTTATCTGTAACAACATTTTGAATGAATATATTCAGATAAACAGACTCAACATCTGCAACATTTTTGACAAAGATATTAGATGTTGTCGCAATACCGACAAAATTATTTGAAGAAGTTAGATCAACAAATCCAATAGATTGTGTTCCTATACCAGTGCTATCGGTGCTAGTATACTTTTGTTTTATAATCTTATAATCATAATCAGTATCAAATAGATCTGCTGGGGATATTCCCAAATAAATGTTATCCGAAAGATCTTTTGTTCCTTGAATATTACCTAATAGTTGATCAGTTGTCGCTAGTGTTGCCTTTTCAAATGTATATACATTATCTCCAGTGTTCAATACAACAACTTCTGTAAGTTGAGTCTCTGGATCTGGTGATGAAGCAGGATGTACAATCTGAACCAGATATTGTTGGTAATTATTTTCGAGCGTATCAACTACAACATCAGGATCTTCGGTCAAAGCTTCCTTATTCAAGAATTTGGGTGAAATATCATCTATTTTCAGAACTCTATTAGATTCGCAGATAAAATAATCCGCTAGGGTTTTATTATTGAGTTTTACAAATCTACTCTTACCACCGACAGTAAAGATATCTTGTGATGTATCAAAATTATTAATGGTGTCAACTCTTCTTTCTTCAATAACATCTAAAAGTATGATGTCATTAGTCTCTCTTACATATTCTCCTATTCCTGCTGTATTTTCTACCTGCAAATCTGCAAAGTTCTTCAATCCAGAAGTATGGAGCAGACTATTAACTGGATTAGACAATTTCTCATAATCAATCTTACTCTTCACAGAGTAGGACAGATTTTGATAGTAATCGTTGTCTGGAGTGTGCTGGTCACTTTCATTTAGTTTTCCAGTTTGATCTTCCCACCCATATGTTAAAACATTCGAGTGTGAAATATCAAAAAATCCTGAATTTTCAATGACATCACTTATTGTTGCAGTTGATCCAGAAAATACCCCCTTTACTTTATCGCCAATTTCTGGTACAAATGTTCCTACTACTTTGAAATATCCTGGTTCAGTCTCAGATATTCTCGCATTTCTTTCAGCATATCCACTTCCAGTATCAACTAAAAGTGGTTCACCGTCAAGGAATAATGTCGGAGACTGATTTATTTCAAAGGTTGGATAGTTATTTTTGGAACTAATAACCATTATTCCAGTCTGTGCAGTTTTAGCAACTCCTGGATTTGTAGTTAAAGCACCGAGATCAAAAGTAACTCTTGCTGGAACTGTCGCAACATATGATGTAACTTTAAAGAATTTAAAGTTATAATCCTCAGAGTTAAATCCAGTTCCAGCAGGTCCGTCCTTTTGAATTCCCTCAACAAATACTTCCTCCCCAACAGAGAATGCGTCAGTGGCAAATCCAACAATAGGTGTGGAAAGTGTACACGTTAATTGTGTACCATATTGAGTAATAGAGCTTATGTAAACACCATTACTGTTTTCTACTGCAAGAACTCTATGGTTATCGAGACTTAATCCATTTATAGGTGCAAGTACATTTACAGAAACAATACCACCAGAGGTAACAACTGCTTCTAAGTTTGTATCATCAAGTAATACTTGATCATTTGCATCATATAGTTTAAGTTTTGGCGCAGATGCATAATTTCTTCCACTATAAGTAACGTCAACACTATTAACAGTATATGAGTCTTTTATAATAAGAATTGGTGAAACGGAGGCATCTGGTCTTAATGTTTTATCGGATGAATACTCAAATCCTTGCTCTAAGATTTGAACTTTGTTAATAGAACCAATCGATTTTGATCTTGCTATTAAAGAAGCACCAAAACCAGAATCACTTTCCACGGTAGAGAATTGTGGAACTTGTTTATATCCACTTCCACGGTATAGAGTTCTTAATGCATCTATACCACCCTCAGCATTAGATGATGATGTAGTATATTCTAGAACGTCTGTTGTACCTGAATCGTACAAATATCTTTCAGGAACACTTTGCAGAGATACATTAAATGTAGTTGAAGCCGATCCAATAGCATTGAAAACTGAATACTGACGATTGTAAACACTATTGGATTTTAAAATCTGGGATGCATAATTAACAGATGTATCAGAAGTACTAATATATCCATTCTTTTCGAGAGAATAGTATAGAGTTACTGGTAAATCATCAGAATTTCTTAGAGTTACAGAAGATGTTGCATATGAAACATTAAATATAGATGTTCCAGCAATAGAAACAAATTCATTTTTGAATTCCTCATCATAGAAGAATTTTAGATTATAATCATTGAGTGAAGAATCTGTAATATCAAATACTAAATCATTACTATCATAGAATTTTACTTGTGGATTGATTAATCCAAGAGTATGTGTAGTTCCACCTGTTGATATTCCTACGATATAAGGAATTTCTCTATTGATGTCAGATGAAGTTTCGCAAAGTTTTATTGTATTAACATCTACAACATATACATAATACTCACCTTCAATAAGACCTCCTATCACAGAAGATTCTGCTCTATACAGAACTTTGTCGCCCGTTTTAAATCCGTGCTCAAAAATAGTAATAGAACTGTTAGCATCACTAACATCCATAGAATCGAAAGTTCTATTATCAAAGATTAGTTTATCAAACTGAGAATCATACTTAACTTTAACGTCAGAAGACGTTGTTCCAATTCCTACTGCCAGATTTGGTTTTACATTTAGTTTAACCAAATCACCATTTGACAATCCATGATAGGTTTCTAAACCAACGGTTGCCGTTATTTTTTGAGTTTGGCATGTAACTTGATTATATTGAGATTCAATATAATAATCAAAGACATTAGATCCAGCATTAGTAAAGTAAACTGGTGAAGATGATAATCCAACAGCTGTTGCAAAACCAATGTAATCTTTTGCTTGATTGATTATGTAAATGGTCCCAGTATCCTCACCATCTTCTGGCCAATGGAATGGTGTATCAGTTTCAGATCTTGCGATTGCAATTGGATTGGAAGATGTGGATTTTCCAAATATAGCTCTCTGACCAGTTTTAAATGGATGATTTGGAAGATAAATGCTTTGTGTTGGTACAGATACTGTCTTATTAACACCACCTATTGAATAAGAATTTGTTACCGACGACCCAGAACTTGCACCAAGACCAACAGACTGGACTGGATTAAAGTAAAACTTATCATTTACTTTTGAGTCAAAATAGTCTGTTGCAACTTGAATGTTGAATCTATCAGATAAAACATCAATTTCGGTTGTTTCGGTATGAGCAGCTCCAACATCTGATCTCTTTACTCTTAATACACCTTCTTTTCTAAAAATATTAAGCACAGAAAGAAGTTCGTCTTCTATGAGTAAAGAACTTCCAACTGAAACTGTGTTAGGAATTCTAGACACGTAAATGTCAGTTACAAAACCAGCAACCGAATTAGATGGTAATAATTGTTGTAGTACTGCTGTCTCAGAACTAAATCCTATAACATGAGATTTTGAAAGTTTAGTATTTGATGTACTAACACCAGAAATAACAACACTATCTCTATTGAGAAGGTTATGATATGGAGTAATCTTTACAGATACATTATTTGAATCTACCCACTCCAAGATATTATTCGTGTAAGTATCAACTTCTGTTTTGACAAAGTTTATTTTCTTACCTTTAAGTGAAGATACAATGACATTCAATCCACCACCAGTTGCGGTATCATCAAATTTAACTTTATCATTAACTTTATATCCTTCACCAGACGCTATAATATCAACAGTGTCAACATCTCCTCTAGTAGTTGATTTTACAACACTGATCTGATTTACAATTTCATTTGACTCAATTATAAAGTCGTTATCTGCATATTCCTCAGAAATCTTATATGGGAATGTATTTCTTACAAGAGAACTATTATTGAAATCAAATGATTGATCTAGATAAGCATTCTCCTCTATTTTCTGCGATTTAAACCTGTTTCCAATAAAATATGGATATTTTGGTTGTAAACTTCCAGTTCCAGTATTGGTTTGTATGCCAACAAAGTATGCATACACTCCCTCTGGGAATTCAGGAGTCTTGCAGAATCTTCCGTTATAAAAATCCAGATCTCCAGAATTGTTGAAGGTATAATCTTCAATAAAATATCCAGAAGGAAATTCTGCTAGCGATGGTCTATTTACAATATTAGATGGGGATAATTGATAACCAGTGTTTAGTAATCTTGCATTCAGTGCAGTCTCTGGTTCAGCATATCCATATGGACCATATATTGGATTTCCATCATATGCCCATCCAATAATGGGGGAATGCTTAGATCCATCATCTCCAAATTCCTGAGATCCAAGAGTAGGTGAATAACCAACTACTCCGTATTTTAGACCGCTTGGAGAATCTAATAAGATCTCATCTTCAAATCTATATTGGTTATTGAGTGTTAATTTTCTTACACTTGATTTAAGGTTAACACCAGATCCTCTAGACTTAACAAATACATCAGTATTTGTAGAAGAATATCCGATACCAGGATTTACTACTACTACACTAGAAAGTTTATTGCCTACAATTACAGGTCGCAAAACTGCACCAGTTCCATCACCAGAAACTATTAACTCTGGTTCGGAATAATAATCACTACCACGACTCAGAACTTCAACCTGAGAAATGCCACCATTAGTTACTATTACTCTAACTTCACCATTTCTTCCACTATTAACTGAAATATTTGGGTATTTTTCCAAATTGAGCGTGTTTGATCCATAATCAGATCCCTCTTCATACAAATAGGCATCAATGATACTACCAGTTACTACTGGTGTAGCTGTCACCATTCCAACAACACTGCTACTTCCATAAGAAACAATGACAGATGCTGTAATGTCTGGATACTTAAAGATGTGATATCCAGATCCAGTAGAGTCGAACTTAACGACTTTCTTTCTATCATAATTCGATGATATTGTCGCACCAACACTGATTAGTCCAGCATCTGCTAACTGGAACTGATCAGAATTTTCTTTAATGATATAGTAGTAGTTACTAGATGATAATCCTGAGATGATATCGCCAGTATGATTATAGACAACTAAGTCTCTGTCATTAAAATTATGATTCTTAAAATAAACCGAGTTTGTAACTGATGAAATGCCAGAATTTTTTACATACAGTTGTCTGTTTTGATATCCAGAACCAGGATTCTCTACTTTAATTGCAGATAGAGTATTCTTTGGTAGGGTTCTAAATTTATGAATTCCACTATTATTTTCAGTTGTAATACCTACGGTGTTAATTCCTAGAACATAATCATCTTTGGTTTCGAAAAGATTAATAGTTCTGGGGTTAATCCACTTGGCAAAATATCTAGCACCATTAACTAATGTTCTGTCATAGGCATTAGTTATAGACGCTGGCAAACTGAGTACATTGAAATAACTTGTTATTCCCAATGGTTCATTTCCATTGGTACTATAAATTATCTCTTCTCCATCAACAAGATTATGATTCGTGGTAAATGTAATGGTTTCTGCGGATAGATCTAAACCTCCACCTTGAGATACATTTCTAGCATCAAAGGAGATTTCTCTTTGCTTTTGTGAAATAACTGGAGTAAGAACTGCACCATCTCCATTTCCACCATCAATAGTTGCAGATATTACCTCAGAAATTGGAAAATCCTGTGGATCAACGTAAACATACGATACACTACCTTCGAGAACTGGTTGTACCAATGCTCTTGTTGGACTTGATCCATTTTTTGGTGCATCAACCACTAATTGTGGTGGATTAACTACATCGTATCCACTACCACCAGAGTATACAACAACATCTTCCAAAGGTCCATAATAAACAACATCATCAGATTTTGGACTTATAATTTCGACACCATTGACCATGATGCCAAGACCACCTGTCGATGTTTCTTTTCCAGAAACTGTTCCTAGGTCTTGTTTTAATGGTAACTTTCTTAAAATCTTCTGATCAGAAATTTGCTTTTTAGCATTTTGCTCCAATATAAATGTGTGAGCAGCATCATTTGATTCTGGTTGAGTAAAAGTTACAAAACTGGCTGTGCCAATAAAAGATCTTGATGCATATAATCTTATTTGGGATCTAAATCCTTGATTTAATGGGTCTACCTGAACATAATATGTTCTACCGTTAATCAATCCCTTTAATACGGATCCTTGTGCCTCATAAACAACAGCATCACCAGTTTCAAAGTCTGTATCTGTATCAAAAGAAATAATACTAAATGTTGCTAGTTCGTCATTAAATCCTTGTACATAACCTTGTCCCAAAGAACTGAGAACAGAAGATCCAGTTGCCAGTGGGATTGTAGATGAAATGATATCAGTTGTTATTTCATAATTTGGTAATGAGTTTGCAGCAATATATCCATAATCATCATCAACATAGAAGTTTTGAACAGAAGGGATAATTACATCATTACCATATTTTATAGATGCACCAGAACTTGATGCATATTTAATTCTTCTTCGAATATCATATGAACTTGTTGTATTTGGTGGAGCTACTGACAATTGTACTTGATTTAAGGCACTATTGATGCTTAAAACCTCTACATTAGAAGCAGCTACATTTTCGCTTCCAGAAAATAGTAAGTCAACAAAGTCCCCAACCCTTAAACTTGATGGATCTATTTCAGACAATAATGTGTATATCGAACCACTGTATGATCCGACCTGATATCGAGAACTAGTGTTGTAAATTAAAGAGTTTGCTAGAATTTCAGTATATGATCTTTCAACTTCTGGATTCTTGATGATTCTTCCAAGATTCTTTACAAGTATTTTTTCACCCTCAGATGCGTTGAATTCGCCAGTACTTGGAACAAACTTGGAAAGAACTCCTGTTATTCTAAGTTCAACCTTTTTTGTCAGATCACCATTTTCATATCCAACAATAGTTTCATCAGCTCTAATATCTGAGGCAACGTCTATCTTTTCTACAATTCCACTACAACCTAAAAATTGATTGATACTTTTTTCAGTGTATGTAATTACATTATTCCCACAAACAAGCGAACCTTCATTGGGGAATCCAATGGTGGAATCAACGGAGACAACACTAGCACCTACTGGTGTTTCGCGCAAGACACGGGTTTTTCCTGGAATGGATAACTGAGCTTCTGGAAGATCATCATCATATCCAATGAAAAGAGAAAGTTTATAATATGTTTTTACCCCTCTTGTTAAAATTTCAACGGCAGAAACCGTAGTTTCTATGGTAGGATCTATATTTTTTCTAATTGCCTGCCCAAGAAGATTTAATGGGTTACCAGATATTCTTTCTGCAACAACAATTTCTCTTCTATTTAAATTTGCCGCAGATGGTTTAATTAAATATTCTTCAAGATCAAGAACTTGTGGGTCCTCATTAAAAAGAACTTTGAATAGAATATTAAACGACTCGGGAGTTCCTTTTGCCTGATAAAAAGATCTAGATTCTTTCAGGAAATTGCTAACATCAAGACCTGTAACAAAATCAACCTTTTCTAGACCTGGTGCAATAGAATATCTGATTTTGTCATAGAATTCTTGTAAGAATAATGCACTTAAATTGGTAACAGTAGATAATGTAGTATGACTTGACGCCTCACTAGTCTTGAATACTAATTCCCCTGGATTATTTTTATCATTATACTCAGATATACCAGAGAATCCACGTACACAACCAGTGAATGTGTTGGTTGTTAATCCCGTGTATGTAATAATTTCATCATCAATTTTTAGCAATCCATATTCTGATGGCCAACCTTTTGTTGATGTGACAACAATTGTGGTATCTGTTTGAGAAATACTAGAAGATAATGAAGTAATTCCAGTGACTACTTCTGGGGTAATGTTATCGAGTTTTATATACTGATCTAAATTTTCAGCAATATCTACTGGTCCACCCTGATATTCCTGAGAAATGTAATATTGCTTTAAAAAATCAATATATTTTGGAAAATCTGCTTTAACAAATTCTGGTAATTGGCTCTCGATAACTTGATGTACTTTGACTCGTGCATCAAAACCAGTTTCGATCATATTTTATTTCCTCTCTAAAGTCCCGTTGGAGTAACTGGAAGTGTAATAGTCCCTTGTAAATGAGACACCTGATATCTCTTCACCAGATGCAATAACATCTTTAGTCATATTTATCGTGCTATTTGAAACGCTGAAACTTAGGTACAAATCTTTTAGTCCAACAACATCGTTAGATTCTGGAACAGCTTCAATCTCAACGATGCCATTTTCTCTTTCCGTTCCAGTGATTATAATACTTGTAAGATTGATTTCTCCCGTTTTATAATCTATGGTTCCAGAAGATTTGAAAACAACTTCATATTCTCCCGAAGCAGTCTTTCTTACAACAGAAATAATACCTTTTTTGGACCCATCAAGGTTTCCATCTGCGTTAAGATTTGGTAAATCAGTAAGATATACTGGATCAGAAAATCCTTCCACATAGAATCCAGTACTCTTAATGTTTTTACCAACTCTATTGATATGAAACTCATTTCCAAAGCACAATTCATATTGCGCTACTGCATTTAATTCAGCATTCAAGTTTCTTCTTATCTTTACCTTTGTAATGTTTGAAGTAATTGCACGATCAACATTATCAATAATTGACAGAAGTTTACTGTACTTGAATCTTCCACCAAACTTATTCAATTCCACTGAGGATGAGTAAGTTGTAAGTGCGCTTAATATTGAGGACTTCAAGTTATCAACATTAGAAACCTGAGGGGCATTATAATAAACCGCAGACTCAATCTCAACAAATAGAATTTTAAGATCTATAATTTCCTGATTTATTCCACTAAGGGTATAATTTTTAAGATTAGAAAGAAGATTTTTCTTATCAAAATCAGAAATAAAAGTTCCGTTCTTTGGTTTGATACTAATTAAAACTTTTCCAAATTGTGGTGGACTTAACTCCTCACCACCAATTACAGACACTGACTCTGTATTGGGATATATCTGAGGTATAATTGCCTCGTAATCCCTTGCTGTAACCGCTCTGTACTGTGCTGAATAGAGTCTAGGGGCAAAGTACTTGATAGATGATATAGACTCGATATCGCCGCCGTTACTGGACTTTGTGAGGGTCTCTAAATTGACCGCAGTTGGGATGGCAATTTTGTTATCTCCATCTCTAAGAGTACCAGAGAAGTTAAAATTGCTAGCACCATTACCATCTTTACCATCGGTAATGATATACGTTGCAGTGATGATTGATCCATCTTCAAGTTTCTTTCCGAAGAAACCATCACCAAAAAGAAGTTCATACTTTTCATCTTGAACTTCTTGAATTAAGAATGTTTCAGACTCACGAGTAACACTTAAAATATTATCGATTTTTTGATATTCTCTTCCTAAACCACTATCTGCTGGTCCTTTAACGTAGACAACAAGAGTTGCAGTATCTACACCAGCATTTTCAATGATAAATCTCTGATCAAGAGACCCATCAACAACATATTGCTTCTTTAAAAATGTTCCCTGATATGCAATCAGTGGAGATTCGCTAGTACCAAAAAGTGCCAAACCATTAGAATCTACGGTTGTAGTGACATTTTCTGGTATTGAAAAGATATATGCAGTATCTCTTGCTCTACCAACAAAGCATAAACCTGCCTCCAATGTCAAGGTATCAATAGAAGGATCTACTGTTACCGAGAAATTAAGAGATGCCTGTGAACAAGATTTTGATCTTGGAACATATCCAATATTTCTTGCAAGAGAAACCACGTTCTCTCTAATCGTCGCTGTGTCCAAAAAGGACTCATTGACAATCATATTGGAATTAAACGCTGTAATGTATGTGTTATACGCTAAGGTATCAAGTAACAGCGAAAAGTTGGACCCTTCAAAGTCAAAATCCGTGAAATCTGAGTTTGCACGAAGATAATCTTTGATGGAAGTCCTGATCTGATCAAAATCTAGATTTGTAAATTTAGTAAAAGGCATTTTATCTTGTTGCCTCTAATATGAATGTAAACTCTTGCGTTGGAAAGTCCTGTCCGATAATGTCAAAAGTAACAGTAACATCAAATGTATTGGCATCTGGTTGAGGATCAACTTCAACTTGAAGATTTTCAACTCTTGGTTCGTAGTTCTCAATTGTGGTTATAATTTGGTCTTGTATGACTGCTGCCGTCGAATAATCGACAAAATCAAAAAGACTCTTACGAACATCCGATCCAATTATTGAATTGAAAAATCTTTCTGTTGGAATGGTCTCAACCAGATTTCTCACAGATCTGGCAATCGCCCTCTCATTTTTAATGATAGGTAGATCCTTTGTTACAGGATGGGGATCGAAAGATAGACTAATATCCTTAAATGCTCTGGATATCCGTGTAACTGCCATTGGACAAGGGTTTCTTTGCCTTTATTTATATTCACTTCCAGGGAGATCCATATGTTGGTTCAGTCCCATATTCCCAATCATCATAATCTTCATCATTACGAATTTGTTCATGAAGTTTTGTTTGTCTTTTAATATCATTAAGGTGATCATGGGCGACTTCGCGTAGCATATTCAGGTATTTGTCTGATTTTGTATCGGTAATGAGAGTCATTCCCGACTCAATGAAGTCTTTTCCTTGATCTGGTACTGGATGATTCGACATGTTAGCTCCTGTTTTAATGAATAAAACAGAACTTTTTTGGAAGGAGGTTGCTATCTCCTTACAATTATTTAACGTTCGACTTCCCGTAAGGAATAATTATCAGAATTTAAGTACTTTAATATTTCTAATGCGATTAAACGTGGATTTCCTTCCCCACAAGTGTACACATCCACTGCTAGACACCCATTTTCTGGCCAAGTATGGCAAGAAACATGACTTTCTGACAGTGCAATGACCACAGTACACCCTTGTGGAATAAAACAATGAGAAAAAACGTTCAAAATAGTCATATTGGCACGCTTAATGCCGTCAATCATGACGTTTTGAAGAGATTCGATGCAGTTAAGTAAGTCATATTCGACATCATACACCTCAAGAAGGAGGTGTTTTCCCATAGAAAAACGTTCCAATTCAGTTTACTACTAAAAAAATTATTTATTTGACCCAGAAACCCCTTCTTTCGTAACTTGGATCTTTAATGAACCGATATCCTTCTACATTAACAGGTCTTTCACCTTTCCAAACAGGTATTGCCACCGTGTTTCCATATCTAAAATTAGGATTTCTGCGAAATTGCACCTCAATCAGGTGTCCTCCAATGAATTCACAGTTAATCCACTCATAATTCTTGTTTAAACTCTTCAAAATCTCAGGAAAATCAACTTTTCGGTCTACCTTTTCCCATTTTGCCCATTGACGAATTGGATCTATGGTACTTTTTGTGCCCAAAATTGTTAGATCTTGTTGCTGATGATGATAATCAACACTTAAATGCTCTCCTTCAAAGATCTCACACCAAAATTCTGATGGATGTATGTCATCAGTCGTTTTTTCTATCCACTCTTGACGAGCAAAGCGACTCATTCCAAACAAATTAAATGATGGACGGACAATATAAAAGTCGGGTTTGGGAACCGTGGTGCCTGCTGGACCACATGTATATCCCAAACGCCGACTTAGAAAGAGTTTATTGTATGCCCAGAGATCTGATGGATGTATTTGATTCCATTCATCGTCACATTCTAGGAAATACATCTAAGCAAACTTATATTTTTTACCTGGTTTTGGTTTACGACGCTTACGTGCCGCTGCTTTTTGAGCATTTGTGCGGCACGTTCCAGTATTTTTACACTTATTACCGTTACCGTGCTTACCTGTCATTCCTTGATGACCCAACCATCAGGAGTATAGACCAGTTCAACTGGACCTGTTTTTGTTTTACCAGCATCAGCTCTTTGACCAGCAGTAAATTCAAAAACCTGTGGTGCTGGTGTTTCTTCTGCTGGTGTAGGAGTTTCTTCGCTCATTTGCCTTGACCTCTGTACTTTTTACGAGCTCCGTTGCGGGATGTTGCCGCATATTTAGTTCCAGCTCCCATCCCTTGACGAGATTTCTTAGGCGGTCCTGGAATATAAGAACTGTTTTTATTTAGTCCACCTTTTGCTTTTGCCATGATTATTCTCCAATAATTTCAGTTTCAAGATCACTTGGGTTAGGAGAACCTGTCTCATAGAACTCTATCGCCAGGTCCTCCATGATATCCATGTATTCTTCTTGTGTCAAAGAAGAATAGATTTTACGTCCCCTACAAAGGATGTTGTAAGTTTCGCGTTTCATCGAAATCAGATCACACGAGTTTTTTCGTGACCGACTCTAATACGAGGGTCGCACCAAATTTCAAATCCAGCGTTGATTGCATCGAGACAGAACGATACATCTTCACCACACATGTCTTGTACATCACCAGACTCAAAGACTTGCATCTTGGGAGCGAACCAGGGGTACTTCATGTCAGGATGTTCGAAAACACCATTCTTAATGAGAACCCAACCAAACCCAGTGTAATCAACAGTGAATGGCTTACGACGCTTATTGATGCTTTCCAGGTTTTCGTGATTCATCACACCACCATTACCACGGAAGTCATCTTCCTCCAACCAATGAGCAACTGATGTAGTACGACCATCTTCGGTGCAATACCAACCAGCAGCAATGTCCTTATCCATTAGAACGACTTGCCAGAACTTCTCAGTGTTGAAAATGATATCACTATCAATCCACAACTGATAATCGTATTCCAGTTTGCCATCCCAGGGAATCTGATCAGGTCCACGAAGTACGTTTGCACCCAGGCACTTGCAACGTGCAAAGTTTACCATGGATGAATAGTCTTGTGAAATTTGAATACTTGCACCTGCTTGTACAAGATCAAAACAAAGTTGAACAAAATTCTTTAAGAATGCATATGAACAACCTCTACCAGGCATACAGAATACAATTCGCTTTCCACGAACCATTTCTTTTGCCTTCTCCCAGTCCCACTCGGGTTCTTCCGTTTGTGGTTTGACTGGTGCTTTTGCTTTAACAGTAAATCCTTTGGCCATAAGATAGAATGTTTTACTTCAGTATCATACACTAGTATGTATTCGTTGTCAATCTGGTTGATCAATCAAAACTTCGTGAAAGGATAAGTCCGTTACACTGTAATCAGTTTTCATTAATCCCACCATATTATACATGGTTTTCCATGTTTTTTCAAATTCATGTTCTGGTATCAAGTCTAATAGACATTTTCCCTTTGCACAAATCTGATAATATTTTTTCTCACTCATGATCCTCTCTCTTTTAAGACGACCTCATCGCCCTCTAATTTAAATCCTACCTCAGTATCTTCATACCATGAAAGTTCACTCATAATCCACTCGGGTATGACAATATAATATTCACCTGTAATTGGATCGATCTGTACAGACCCGTAGTCATCCCCGCGATTTTTTTGCATATTCACCTTTCTTGTTTTTAACTTTATATAGTGAGATTCATATTTGAACCTTATATGCCTAATTTTTTGGCGAAAAAATTTTTGTGTACCCTGTGTAAAAAGGTATTGATTTTAGATTTAGCTCGCTTCCGTAACACTTTGTAGGTTAGGGGGACCCATGGATTTTATATAACCGCCTTATAACCCACACGGCCCCGCCAGGGGGCGGCGGCGGGGCGGCGGGGACTGCCTGCCACGCACGAACGCCTAAGGGGGTCAGGACCCCTGCTGCCTGACCCACCCGCTCACAGGGCAGGGGGTGACATCATCTGCCCACACCTCTGCCATCTGACCAGCGAT